CTGGCTGGCCGACGGCCCTGGATTTCTACCCTTCCCCCCCCTTTTGCAATATCGGGCGTTGTTAACCATGTTGGGTCGTTAACCATCAATGGCTGGTCGCAAACCAATTCCAACCCACCTGAAGATCGTTAAGGGCGATCATCACAAGAGCAGGATCAACACGAGCGAGCCGAAGCCATGCCGTGGCAAGGTAGATGCGCCATCTCATATGAGCGCCAAGGCCAAGCAAGCATGGGGCTATGTATCAACCATGCTCGACGACATGGGTGTGTTGACGAAAGCTGATGCTATCGGGTTGGAGTGTTTATGCGAGGCGTATGCTGATTACCTAGATGCAAGGCAGGAACTGAAAGTATTGGGCAGCAACTACTACGAAACGACAACGGAGAAGGGTAGTACATTACATCGCCTGCATCCTGCTATGCAGGTAGTGCAGGACGCCGACAGAAGAATAAAGTTATGGCTATCAGAGTTCGGCAAGACGCCGGCTTCACGATCTCGGTTGCGGGTAGACCAGCGGGACAATGAAGAACCGGAAGAGCGGTTCTTCGGCTGACCCTGCGACGCGCTATGCGGTGCGCGTGGATACCGGGGATGTCTTGGCTGGGCCGTTGGTCAGAGCAGCAGCTAAAAGGCACCTAGCGGACCTTCAGCGCGGGCCTGATCACGGTCTTTACTGGGACCGGAACGCTTGCCAACGGGTCATTGATTTCTTCGAGGTTGTGCTGCGCCTGCCCGATGGCGACAAGGCCGGGCAGCCCTTCACGCTGGAGCCGTGGCAGGCGTTTGTGGCGGGGAGTGTGTTCGGCTGGCGGCGGGGCGAGGGCGGGCCGCGGCGGTTCAGGACGGCGTATATCGAGACCGGCAAGGGCTCTGGCAAGAGCCCGCTGGGTGCGGGGATCGGGCTCTACATGCTGACGGCCGACGGCGAGATGGGCGCCGAGTGCTATGCAGCGGCGGTGACGCGCGATCAGGCGAAGATCCCATTTCGCGATGCAGTGCGGATGATGGAGGCGTCGCCGGGCTTGTCGAAGCGCTTGCAGAAAAGTGGGCAGCGCGATGTGTTCAACTTAGCATATTTGGACGCCGGCTCGTTCTTCCGGCCGATCAGTTCGGAGGGACGTGGGCTCGACGGCAAGCGGGTGCATTTCGCCTTAATCGATGAGGTTCACGAGCACCCGACAGATGTTGTGGTGGAGAAGATCACGGCCGGCGTCAAAGGCCGGGCACAACCCCTCATTCTGGAAATCACCAACAGCGGCGTGGACAGGACCACGATCTGCTACCAGCACCACGAGTATAGCGAGCGGGTTGTTACCGGGCAGGTGCAGGACGACGAGTGGTTTGGCTATGTCTGCGCGCTCGATGAGGGCGACGAGCCGTTCTCGGACGAGGCGTGCTGGCCGAAGGCCAATCCGAGCCTTGGGGTGACGATCCAGCCCGAGTATTTGCGCAAGCAGGTGCGGGAAGCGCTGGGCATGCCGGCGAAGCAAAGCCTCGTACGGCGGCTGAACTTTTGCCAATGGGTGGATGCGGCCAACCCGGCAATCGACGGCGATCTGTGGCGGCAGTGCGAGGCCGACTTTGACGAGGACGCGCTGGCCGGGCTGGAGTGCATCGGCGGGCTGGATCTGTCGGGCACGCGCGATCTGACGGCGCTGGCGCGGGTATACGCGCCGGACGGGGACGGTGTGGTGCATGCGGTGGTGGAGCTGTGGACACCGCGCGACACGGTGGCCGAGCGCTCGGCGCGGGACCGGGTGCCGATGGCGCAGTGGGTGCGGGAAGGGCACATCACGGCGCCGCCTGGGCGGAATGTGGATTACGGGTTCGTGGCACAGCGCCTCTCTGAATTACAGATCGAGCGCGGCTTGCGGCGCGTGGCGTATGACCCGTATCGCATCCAGTACCTGGAGCGCGACTTGGATGCGATAGGGCTGGATATCGAGCTGGTGCCGCACGGGCAGGGCTACTACCGGGCGCAGGAGAGCGGCTTGTGGATGCCGCACAGCGTCGAGCTTCTGGAGGAGCTTATCGGCAAGCGCAAGCTGCGGGTGAAGCGCAACCCGGCGGTGACCTATGCCGCGGCGAGCGCGATCCACATTGCCGATAGCAAGGGCAACCGGATTTATGACAAGCGGCGCTCGACGGGCAAGATCGATGCGCTGGTGGCACTGGCCGAGGGCGTTGGGCTGTTGCTGACCGATATCCGCGAGGAACTCGACATCTACGGCATGGTGGCATAGCGCCGCCTGAGAGCGCGCCTGACGCGCTGAAGCCTGCCGGCGGCGGGTAGCCGGCAACCCGAAACACCGCATCCAGCGAGCACGGCATCGGCCGTAGCCGCAAGGACACCGCGCATGCTTCTACGCGAGTTCGCCGGCAAGGTGGACGGGACGCTCTCCTATGTGCTGAGCGACGCCACCCAGGACCGCTATGGCGACATCATCGAGCCGGATGGCTGGCTGCTCGATTCGTTCCGGTCCAATCCGATTGCGCTATTCAATCATTCGCCGCACCAGCCGATCGGCAAGTGGGTGAATATCCGCGTCGAGGATGGGCGGCTGGTGGCGGACTTTGTGCCAGCGAAGGTGGGCACCAGCCAGCGTACCGACGAGATCCTGTCGCTGATCGAGCAGGATATTTTGCGCGCGACGAGCGTCGGGTTCCGCGGCATCGACAGCGAGCCCATCGACCCGAAGCGGCCGATGGCTGGCACCCGCTACACGCGGCAGGAACTTCTCGAAACATCGATCGTCAGCGTGCCCGCCAACCCGGCGGCACTGAGCATCGCGAAATCGCTGAACATCAGCGACGGCACCATGAACCTAGCCTTCGGCGAGCATGCCGCAACAAGGCCGGGAGTGGTGAGAAGCGGCGGGCATGCCGTGTCGAAACCCGCAATGCGGGGAACTCCCATGAACATCACCGAGCAGATTACCGACGCCCAGGCACGGCTGAATGCCGCGCGGGATGAGCTTACCGAACACACCAAGGACGCCAACCACGACACCGAGCGGGCGCAGGCGTTGCAGGACACCATCGAGGCGGTGTCGGAGCGGCTGGCGTCGCTGGAGCGCACCGAGAAGGCGCTGGCGGCGCGCACGTTGGCGCAGCAGCCCGAGATCCGGGCGCCGGCCGTGATGCGCCGGCCCCTCGGCATGTCGCTGCGCGAGCCCGAGCCGCAGGAGTATTTCTGGCGGGCCGGGGCGGCGGCGTTGCGGGCGCATTTGAAGACCGGCAGCGTCAACCCGCAGTCGCTCGATGCGGCGCTGAGCGAACGCTACGAGGGCGACGAGGCGACCCGTGTGATAGCCGGTGTTCTGACCCGCGCGGCGCCGGCCGGGGCATCGACGACGCTCGCCACCTGGGCGGCGGAACTGGTGCAGACGGCGACGGCGGCGATGCTGACACCGCGTGAGGCACGGCGGTTGTTGCCACCGCTGGCGGCGCGGGGCACGTCGCTGCAATTCGGGCCGGATGCGGGTGTCATCCGCATCCCGTCGGAAGCGGCTACCCCGAGCATCGCGGGCTCCTTCGTCGGCGAGGCGCAGCCCATCCCGGTGCGCCGTATGGGGTTCACGTCGCTGAGCCTCTACCCGCACAAAGTGGGTGTTATCACCCGCTACAGCCGCGAAATCGCGATGTACAGCAACCCGAGCCTTGAGGGGCTGGTGCGCGACGCGATCATCCGCAAGACCGGGCTGATGATCGACACGCTGCTGATCGACGCCACGGCGGGCGGCGGCAGCGGCAGCACGCGGCCGGCGGGATTGCTTAACGGCGTGTCGGCGCTGACCGCCACGGCGGGCGGCGGCTACGGCGCCATTCTCGGCGATCTCACGAAGTTGACCGGGCCGTTTTACACGGCGAATGCCGGCAACAACCTGGTGATGATGATCAACCCGGCGCAGGCAATGCAGCTAGCGACGGCACCGGGGCCGGGCAATAGCGGCTTCGGATGGTCGGATCAATTTACCAGCCGTCTGACGGTGCTGGAGAGCACTGTTGTTGCGGCCGGGACGGTGATCGTGGTCGAGGCCGAGGACTTTGTGTCGGTGCAGGGCACCCCGGAGTTCATGGTGTCGGAGGAGGCGACCTTGCATATCGAGGACACGACGCCGTTGCACATTGTCTCCGGCACGGCGTCGTCGCCGGTCGAGAGCATGTACCAGACCAACCAACTGGCACTGCGTCTCATCTTGCCGACGACCTGGGCGATGCGCCGCAGCGGCATGGTGCAATGGCTCACCGGGGCCAACTGGGCGCCGGCATAACGCACATTGCGGGCGGGGCTTCGGCCCCGCTCGACGCGCGACACAACGGAGGGAAAGTAATGGCGCAATCGACACCCGATCCGGCACCGGAGCCGCGGCCGGCACCGCCGCCGCCGCAACCGCGGCCCGACCAGCGCGAGGGCGAGCCGCCGCCGACACCCGTGACACCGCCGCCGGCCACCCCGACGCAAGAGGAGCTTGATGCGATGGCGACGGGCACCTACACCCCGCCGCCGCCCGGCCCGGTAACGGCAGCCGCGCCGCGCAGCGAGCCGGCTCAGCCGATAGTGCCGCCGCCTGCCACCCCGACGCAGGCCGAGCTCGACGCGATGGCAGAGGGCATCCCCGCAGCAGAGCCAAAGGCGGGCGAGCCGCAGGGCGTGCCGCGGCGCGAGCGCGATGTGCGCCCTGCGACGAGCGGGCCGGGATACACCACGCGATGAGACGCATTGCCCTTGCCGCGGCGCTGCTGCTGGCGGCAACCGGCGCGGCGCAGAGCGACACGGCATTTCGGACGGACGGCGCGGCCACCGTGACGCTGGCGGCCACCGCTGCGTCCGGGCGCGTGCAGATCCGAGCCGCGGCCGGCGGGACGCAGCATGTGCGCCTGTACAACGCCGGCAGCGTCGCCGTCTTCATCGAATGCGGCACCGTGGCCGTTGTTGCGACTGTTGCCGCCAGCCTGCCGGTTGCACCGGGCAGCGTCGAGATTCTCGGCTGCAATCAGACGCACGTCGCCGGCATTACCGGCACGGGCACCGCGACATTGTATGTGACCCCAGGCACGGGCATTTGATCGATGCGCGTGGCACTGCTGCTCGCCGGGCTGTTGCTGGCGTTTGTGGCGCCAGCCGAGGCGCGGATGCACGCACCGTACCGCGGGCACCGGATCATCCCGGCCGCAGCGGCGCCGCTGGACGCTTTCACCACCCCGAGCGGGGCGTATTCTTTTCGCAAGTTGCGCACCGCCTATACAGGCAGTGCGATCCGCATCCGGCGGGCCAGCGACAACGCCGAGCTGGACATCGCTTTCCTCGGGTTCACCTCCTTCACGGGGGCGCCGTGGGACGCGGCGGCGGCGGTGTCGCACTGTGCGGCGACGAGTTGTTTTGGCCGGACTTGGTACGATCAATCGGGTGGTGCCAAAGACCTTGTGCAAACCACGGCGGCTAATCAGCCGCAGTTGATTTTCAATTGTCAGGGTACCTTGCCGTGCTGGCGAACCACGGCGGCGACGCAGACTTTGCTGACGAGTGCGACGGTGACGCCGGCTACCGGTGTGGTCGGTCTCTCGGTGGTGGCGAAGCGGGACGGCGCGGCAACCGGCGCATGTGTTTTTATACAGCAGAACGGTCTCAATAACCGGATTAACGGCAACACCGGCGTCGGCACCTGGATAGCGCGGGGTGGCGGCGCCGGGTTTATGACGGTGACGGCGGCCAATGATAATTGGCACGCCAGCGCGGCGGCGATCAATGGGGCGTCGAGCGCGGCTAATACGGATGGGACGGAGGTGACGGCGAGCGCGGCGGGCAACGTGACGGCGGGCAGTCAGGGGATTGTCGGTGCCGCTGCGACGACGTGCAATCACGGTGAGGCGATCGTTTGGGACAACTACCCGCTGACGTTGACCGAGCGGGCGACGCTGGTGACGAACCAGCGCTCGTTTTGGGGCTTCTGACGTGCGCCGCTTGGCTGCCGTCGCTATTCTTCCGTTGCTGCTGTCGTTCGGCGCGCATGCCGATATGTTTCAGGACGCCGGCAACGCAAAGATGCCGGAGGCGGCGCGTAATCTTGGGTTGGTGCTGAGCGTCAAGGATTATGGCGCGATTGGCGATGGTGGGAGTCACTCGCTCTCGACCCGGTACGGCAGCTTGGCTGAGGCGCAGGCGGTCTGCCCAACGGCCACGGCGCTGACTCAGGAGATCGACTGGTGCGCGGCGCAGGCGGCGATCGACTACGCCCGTAACCTGCCGGAGATCGCCGGCATGACCGGCGCCAGAGGTGCGGAGATTTACTGGCCGCCGGGCTACTACATGCACGGCGCCAGCACCCTGGTGGCGGATGACACGACGCTCTACCTGCGCGGCGCCGGGCCGCAGAGCACGGTCATCCAGTACACCGGCAGCGCCGGCGTCAACCTGCTCGATTTCGGCCAGGGCGGCAGCTTGCCTCGCTCCGGCGCCCTGCGTGTCAGCAACATGACCTGGCTGAACGCTGGCGCCGGCGGTATTGCGATCAACGCGAAGTTCAACCTGGCGACCCCGACGCTGACCGTCGATTACATGGATTTCAGCAAGGTCGGATCGGGCTATTTCAGCCGGGCGATCCACTGTCTGGCGTGTAGTTACGCGGTGATCGAGCACAATCATGCTTACGGTACACTGCCTGGAAGTACTGATTTCGTCTATTTCGAGGACAACAACACGCTCCTCGGCCACTACAGCAACAAGTTCAGCGACAACTACAGTCATTCTTGGATCAACGGCTATCATATCGTCAACAACAGCACCGTGGCCCAGCAGGGGCCGCGCTGGCTGCACAATGACCATGTGCGCGGGCAGCGGTTCCTCTATGTGGAGAACATGCCGGGCGCGGGCAGCCCGCCGGAGTACACGCTCTTGGACAATGAGGCGCAGATCGACGGGTATTTTGTCGACGCCGCCCCGGTGCAGAACCTGAAGGCGATCGGCAACGAGATGTTTATCGGTGCCGGCGGCATGCCGTCGCCGGTTGCGGTCGGCGGTGGGTTCAACCTGCGCGGCGCGTTTGGCGCGAGCATCATTGCCAATACGCTGAGCGTCACTGGCACCAACACGGCCCTGGTCAATTTCCTGACCACGGACGGGCAGCACGGGCAGGTCTACGGCAACATTTATCGTAATCCGCAAGTCGGCGTGACGATGAACGGGGTAACGCTGGAAGCGGGGTCTATTTGGTGGTACGAGCGCCATAACGATGCAGTGAGCGGCATTACCAGCGCTGTAATCGACAACGGCGGCCCATCTAACAACACCAGCCTACAGCCGATGTTTAACGGCAGCATCATCACCCCGAAGAGCTTCGTCCTGGCGACTGATGGTGGTACGACTAACCTCAACTGCGGCACGACCCTGTTCACCCACACCAGCGGGATTGCGGGGCACACCGTGGCGATGCCGGCGAGTCCGCGGGTTGGCTGCACGGTTAGCCTCGGCACCAAGTTCAACATCACCGCCCTGACGATGACCGGGCCGGTGCTCGACCCGCTGACGACGCTGACGGGCACGACACCAGCGGCCTGGACGTTTGGGGCCGGCTCCTGGTTCCGGTGTGCCGCATGCCAATGACCCGCGCCCCGGCCCTCCTGCTGGCCCTGCTGAACCCGATGGCGAGGGGGCAGTAGGTGGCGAACTGGCTCACCCGCATGCTCGGGCGGGCGCCGGAAGGAGCCTACAGACCGGGGCCATACCTGCTCTCGGGCGGCTGGCTGTCGGCGTCGGCCGGGCGTTACGTCAACTGGTGGCAAAGCGGCCACAACCTTCAGCCCTACGGCACGCGCTCGGCGATGGTGGAAGCCTGCGTTTCGAGCTACGCGCAGACGAGCGCAATGTGCGCGCCGGATCATTGGCGCACGTTGCCGAACGGCGGGCGGGAGCGGGTGACGAACAGCGCATTGACCCGCGTCTGCAAACGCCCGAACGACTATCAGTCGATCAGCGACTTTATGCTGAACCTGACGCGCCGGGCTTACGAGCGCGGCGAGGCGTTCGCGCTGGGGCTGCGCAACAACCGCGGCGAGATCGACCAGCTTCACCTGATGCGCGAGGGCCAGGCGCGGCTCGCCGAGGACGGCAGCATCTTCTATGCGATTTCCGGCAACGAGATCATCGAGGCGCGGTTCGATCTGTCGTTGCCGGTGCCGGCGCGCGACGTGCTGCATGTACGGCTTCAGACACCGCGGCACCCGTTGCGCGGCGAGTCGCCGATCCTGGCAGCCGCGCTCGATCTGGCGATGTCGGATGCGGTGCTTAACCAGCAGATCGCGTTCTACCTCAACCGCGCCCGGCCGAGCTTTATTCTCGAAACCGATCAGGTGCTGACGCAGGAGCAGGCCGAGCTGCTGTCGCAGCGCTGGCGCGAGAAGACCAGCGGCGAGAACGCCGGCAACACGCCGCTCGCGACGCACGGGTTGAAGGCGCACCTGATCGAGACGACGGCAGTGGACGGGCAGCTTGCCGAGATGCTGAAGCTGACCGACGAGCAGGTTGCGCTCTGCATGCGGATACCGCTGCCCATTCTCGGCATCGGGCAGACGACGTATGCGAGTGCCGAACTGCACATGCAAGATTGGATCTCGAAGGGCTTGGGGTTCTGGCTGAACCACGTCGAGGAGGCGTTCGGGCTCTTGTACAATTTGAAGGGCATGCCTGACGAATATCTCGAATTTGACACGCGGGCATTGCTGCGCTCGGCGTATCGCGAGCGTATCGAGGGGCTGGCTCGCGGCGTGATCTCGGGCATCTATTCACCCGACGAGGCTCGCGCCGCGGAGGATCTGCCGGCGGTGCCGGGCGGCTACGGCGCGATGCCCAGGGTCCAACAACAAGTCGTCGGGCTGGACTGGCACGATAAGAACCCCGCCCCAAAGCCGGCGGAAACGGCCGATCCATCGGCTGGAAATGAAGAACCAGACACACCCGACGAGGGCGCCGATGGCGGCGACGACACCGAGCGCACCATTCTTGCCTATCGTGCCCAGCGCCGCGCCGCTTGAGGCGCTCGCGGCCGAGATTGCTGCAGATGTCACGTCGCTGGAACGGAGCCTGCGCGCCGAGTGGGCGGCCATGCGGGCCGAGATGCGCGAGGAGATCGCCATGCTACGGGCGTCGCGTGCCGAGGCGGCGTTGCACGTTGCATCGCTGATAGGGCCGGCGGGCCCCACCGGGCCGCCTGGAGATAGGGGCGAGCCCGGCGAGGGTATCGTTGGCCCGGCCGGTGAACAGGGCATTCCGGGGGCAGCAGGCGAACGCGGACCCGAGGGCCGCACACTTGCCTTCCGGGGCCACTGGAAGGCCGCAGAGGCGTATGAAGCGCTCGACGTGGTGATGCTAGACGGCAGTTCGTTTGTGGCCGTCAGCGACGCTCCGGGGGCGTGTCCCGGCGAGGATTGGCGGCTGTTGTCGCCGCGCGGCAAAGCCGGGCCTCCGGGGCCTGCCGGAATCGGGGAGCGCGGCTATCCCGGCCCGCCGGGGCCGTTACCGCAAGCGCTCGTCGTAGACGACGAGGGCATGCTGACGCTGCACTACAGCGACGGCACGACGCTCGACTGCGATCTGTATCCCGTGCTGGCGAAGCTGCGGTGAGCGGCTACCGCATCACCCGCGTCGTGACGCCGGCCGCGAGCTTGGCGCTGGTCACGCTCGACCAGGCGAAGGCGGCGCTCGGCATCCCCATTGAGGACACGTCGCAGGACACCGCGCTCGCGGCGCAGATCGACAGCGTGTCGGCAGCAATCAACGCCTACTGCAACCGGATCTTTGCGGTGCAGGAATACACCGACCAGATCCGCAACGTCTGCGGCTACTGGGGCGAGCCCTTGGTGACGCGGCAGTTCCCGATTGTCGAGGCGGACGGGGTGCCGCTGGTGACGGTGAGCGAGGGCGGGCTGGCACTCGATCCGGCGTACCTGGAACTGCACCCGGAAACGGGCAGCCTCTATCGGCTCGACAGCGGCTCGACAGCGGTGGGCGCCTGGACGGCACCGCTAATCTTGGTCGAGTACACCGCCGGGTTCGACCCGGTGCCGCCCGACGTGGCGTCGGCGGCGCTGGAGTGGCTCGGCGCACGCTGGGGCAACACTGGGCGCGATCCGGGGCTGCGCTCGGAGACGATCCCGGACTTGATTACTCAGGTTTACAGCGACAGCAGCAGCACATCGGCGAGCGCGGGCTCGATACCGGGCGGCGCGCGTGATCTGCTGACGCCATACATCATCTGGTTTGTATGACGCCGCAGACGCTGATCGCCCGGCTCGATGCGGCGATTGCCGGCTACGGGCAGACGGTGACGTTGCAGCGCGAGACGCGCAACGCGACCGGCGGCGTCATTTCCACTGAGGAACTGAATTGCCCGGCGGCGGTGCGGAAATTCGGGCCGCAGGATCTTGAAGCGGGCGAGGTGCAGGAGATCCGGGTTGTGCTCAGCCCGACTTCGCTCGGCACTTGGGGCGTGCTGGCGCGCGACGACCGCATCCTGATCGGTGGCAACGAGGCGAACATCATCCAGATCGCGCCGATGGAATATGGCGGCACCCTGGTGCGGGTGAACCTGCTCTGTCGTGGTCGTGGCTGACACGCGGGAATTGATCCTCGCGCGGCTGGTGGCAGTGTGCGGCGCGGTGGATGGTGTGCAGGCAGCGGTGCGCAACCGGCTCGACGTGGCGGACCTGGCGCGGCCTGCGGTTGTCGTGCACGACGGCATCGAGCAGATGCGCGATATGCCGGCGGGCGCGCGATATTCCGAGATCGCCCGCATGGAGTTGTCGCCGGGCATCACGGTGATCGTGCGCGGCGGCGCCGATGGCGGCGGGCAGATCCTCTCGCTGTACCGGACACGGGTTGTCGCTGCGGTGCTGCGCGACAGCGAATTAATCAGCCTCACCGGGCCGAATGGCGGCATCCGCTACGAGGGCTGTGTGGTGTCCCCGCCGGATGCCGAGGGCAAGGAATACCGCGTCGATCTGGCGCTGGTCTTTGCTTATCCGTTCCGCTTGGCGGACTTTGATTTGGGAGCGCCGTTGGCCGTGGCAATACGGGTGGAGCATCCGGCGAGCGGCGCGACGATTGTGTTGTTGGCCGGTGAGTTGACGTTGCATGTGGCGGAGGGGCCGCTCGCCGCCTTGACGGTGCGGCTACCACCTGACCCGCCGATCGGCGGGTTGATGGAGATATCGTTCGCGGGGCCGGTTGCCGACTTGGTGGTGCAGGACGCTGCCGGGGAGACGGTGCCGACCGCGCCGACGTCGGGCTATGGGCCGGGCGCGGCACTTCAGTTCCGCTATGTCGATGATGGGGCGCCTGCGTGGCTCTACTGGAAATGACGTCATAGCCGGCGGCATCGACTTCCGCATCGAGGAGGGGAAGGACAACGGCCGGGTGCTGTTGCGCCTCGATCAGTTCCCGAAAGCGGTGCGGCGGCGGCTACACGCGACGATCACCCGGCTGACGCACGAGCTATTGGCGAAGGTGGAGGCAGCGGAGCCGGTTCGCACCGGCACGCTGCGGCAACAGACGCACGCCTATGTAGACGAGGGCATCAGCCGGGGCGGGCAGTGGATACGCGGCCGGGTGCGGGTGCTGCGGCATGAAGTGTCGGGTGTCAATTACGGCAAGGTTGCCGGGGCTCTGGAGTATGGCGCGCCGGGCAGGCGTGGCACCGGCAAGGTGGCCGTGGCGGGGCACACCCGCGGCCGGGCGATGGTGCGCGGCTACGAGCGCCGCCGGCCGACGATCCGAGCGATGCGCTTCCTGCGCGGGCCGGCGCTGGCGCAGCGGGCTCGCGCGCTGGCGCAACTGGAAGCCGCGCTCGGCGACGCGATCAAAGATCAGAATTTCAGAAAGTAGGAGCAACGCCAATGGCCGTCACACCCGGCACGTTTAATATTTTCGGGCGCTCGGAAGTCGTGGGGAAAGTGCAGTTCGTCGGCGCCAACGACATCGGGCCGCAGATCACGATGGAACTGAACAAGGTCATGTTTCGCCCGGCGAACCCCATCGGGATGATCCAAGACGAGTGGGGGCAATTGTCGCTGACCGGCGAGGTGCTGGTCGATGACGCGGGCATCTTCGGCACGGTGACGCACCCGGACACCGGCATGACGTCGCCGCTTGTCGATGCGTACTATATCGGCAAGGGCATCGTCAGCGTGATGATCGACCCTGACGTGGCATATCGGGACATCGGCAATGTGCCGACCTTTGAATTTACGCCGAACATCACAACGCTGCCGCATTTCTCTTCGCGGTACGGAGTGCGGGCAAAAGACCTTGAGGTCATCACCGAGAAGAGCGCCAGCCTCAACATCGTCATGGATGAGTTCACTTATCAAAACCTGATGCTGGTGCTGCTCGGCGAGACGGCGGCGCCGTGATGGTTTCGCTGCTCGACATTGTACCGCAGACGACGACGGTGGAGATCGCCGCCGGGCCGCTTGAGTTGCGCGGGCTCGGGCTGCGGCACATCGCCGGGCTGCTGCTGCGCTTCCCGGAGTTGCGAAAGCTGATCACGCCGGGCGCGCCCGATATCGATGTGGAGGCATTGATCGCGCAGGCGCCGGATGCGGTGGCGGCGATTGTCGCGGAGGCGGCGGGCCAGCCGGAAGCGGCCGACCGGATTGCCGAAACACTATCGCTCGGCGATCTGGCCGAGTGCCTGGAAGCCGTGCTGGTGCTGACGATGCCGAGCGGTATGGACCCTTTAGAGCGGCTGGCGCGGGTGCTAAACGGCAGCGGCGGCGCCAGCCTAAGCGTCCCCAATGGCAGGGATCGGGCTACGAATACGCCGCTGCCGCCGAGCAACTGATCGCGGGCGGGCACAACCCGCGCGATGTCTGGGATTACACGCCGCGCCAGGCGGAAGCCTTTATCGTGATTGCCGGCCACCGCAGGCGCCGCGAGCTTTCTGAGCACCTGAACGTCGGTACACTGGCGGCGCGCGGCGACGAAAAGGCGATCCGCGCGCAACTGAAGGAATGGGATGGCGCTCTCTAACAACCTGACCGTCTCTATCGGCGCCGACAGCTCGAAGATGCGCGCCGACTTGGCGCTGGCGCAGGCGCGGCTGAAGGAGTTCGGCCGCGAGGTTCGGCTCGCGGCGGAAGAAGCGCGCAAGACCGGCGACACGCGGCACTTGCAAGCGGCGGCGGCGCGGTACGAGGCGCTGACCGACCGGGTGCGCGGGCTCAAGCGTGAGCTATCGCAGACCGGGCAAGCGACGGTAGGGCTGGGGCGGCGGTTCGACAATCTGACCAGCGGGATTGCCGGCGCGTCGGCTGCATTTGCCACATTGCGCGGCGGCCTCGGGGCGGCTGGTGTTGCCGGCGCGTTTTATGCGGTTGGCCGCGCGATTGCGGGCGTGACGCAAAGCCTCACCGAGATCCGTAACGTCAGCGCGGCGTCGGGCTTTAAGCCGACCGATGTGAAGGTGTTTCAAGAGGCGATGGAGGGCGCCAGCGTCAGCACCGACCGTGCCCGGCAAGCGCTGACGCGGTTTGCTGACCAAGCAGCAGACGCCCGGCAGAAGGCCGGCACGTTGGGCGAGGATACCTCGCGCGGCGTCAATGTGCTAAAGGGTGCCATCGGAGATGCCGCAAACGAGGTAAAGGTTTTCCGCGGCGGCGTTAAGGCGGCGGCGCCGGATATCTCCAAGCCGTTCGAGACGCTAAACATTAGCGTCGCGCGGTTCAAGAACAACGCCGATCTGCTGGTCGAATTTGCCAAGCGATTGGCGCAGGTAAAGGACGAACAACTTCGCACCGCGCTCGGCGTGCAGGTGTTCGGCAGGCAATACTCACAGATGGCTGTCGTTCTGGAGCGGCTTGCCGAATCCGGCGCGTGGGATAAGCTTCGAAAACAACTGGAAGACAGTGGCAGGGCGCCGACGCCCGAGGCGCTGGAGCGGCTGAAACAATACGAAGCGGCGTGGGACGAGTTCGGCGACACGGTTGAATCCATAATTCAGCCGCTCGTCATCACTTGGCTGCCGGCGATGGCGCAATTCATTAAGAACATTGCCGAGTTCACCAAAGTACAGCATGCGGAATTGACGGCGCTTTGGGCCGGCATCACGCAGTATGTCAGGGATGCCGCTACCGCGATCAAAGACGAATGGGCCAGCGTCAGCGCGTCTTTCACGCAGACATTCAACGACATCGTGGGGGCAGCCGAGCGGGCATTCAACTGGGTCATCGATAAAGCCCGAGCCGCGGCTGCCGCGGTGCGCTCGATCCTTCCCGGCAGCGGAGGAACATCAGCACCGGTTGCCGAGGCGCCGATCCCCGGCAGAGCGGCGGGCGGCTATATCCGCGGTCCCGGCAGCGGCACCAGCGACAGCATCCTCGCCCGGCTCAGTAACGGCGAGTTCGTGATGCGCGCATCGGCCGTGCAGCACTGGGGCGCCGGCCTGCTGTCGGCGATGAACGCGGCGGGCAGGCCGCGTTTTGCCGCGGGCGGCATGGTCTCGGCAAAGACCAGCGACGGCGCCACCGTTAATCTAATGTTCCCGAGCGGCAGCAGCTTCGCGCTGCGCGGCGACGCCGGCATTGTCGCCGGGCTGGTGCGCGAAGGGCGCCGGGCCGGGATGCTGAATGCCGGCCGAGTGCCGGGAGCCTTCGCCGCCTGATGGCAGACACGCTGCTTGTCATCAGCGGGCCGGGGATCACGGATTGGAGCGCTCGCGGGCTGACGCAGACGCTCGACCCCATCGACGCCAGCGGCAACCTGGCGCGCACCGTCAACGGCGCGCTGCTCGATCTGAGCGCGAGCCAGATGCGCAAGTACAAGAGCACGATCAGTTGTACCGATCAGGAGATGCCGGCCTTTGACGGCGTCTGGCCGGGCATGGTGCTGACCGTCGATTGCGTGCCCGAGCTTGGCTATCTGACGGCCGGCGGCACGCCGGGGCGGACTGTCGTCGCGGGCTCGTCGCGGGTGTCGGGCGTCTGGACATACTTCCGGCCGCAGCTAAGCATGCGGGTTATTACTTACACCGTCGAGCGCGACGAGTGGGGCGCCGCCACGAGCTGGCAGCTCGACCTCGAGGAAATCTAGCGGGGCATCCCGCGCATGACGTTGATCGTCTTCCCGCCGCGCTGGACGTGTTCGATGGTTGGCTCGGGAATCCGCCGATCCCGGTTTTTGGTTTCGCACTTCGTTTCATCGCCGCGGTGCGAGCATTCCATGACCGAGAACGAGTCTTCCGACTCGCTGGTGCTGGTGCAGCGATAGGCGCCCGACCTGTCGGTAAAGCAGGAGCGCTCATAGGTTGATGACGACTGCGCTTGTGCGGCGGAAATGCCGAGCGAGGCAGCGGCGGCGAGGGCGAGGATCAGGTTTTTCATAGTCGCTCAATTCACGAGCGACGAGATCGTCTCAGGGAAATTTGCGCATCGATGGCTGGGCCGTTCTATTTCGCATGGATACCGGCGCCGGTTGCCTACGACAGCGCAATCCATGCCGTCGAGGACGAGGCGATTATTTCGCTCTCAGTGACGCAGAGCGAGGGCGATTTCGCCGGGCTACAGATAGAGGTGATCAACCCGTTCTACGGGCTGCTGGCAGCGACGCGGCATCAATGGTGCTGGCTTAGCTGGCACGACGGGTCCGCCTATCACCCGCTGTTCTGCGGGCGTCTGGTGGCATTCCCCGAGAGCATCGACGGCGAGGTTGTGCGGTTGCTGTTCAGCGCGAAGCCGCCGGGCTTCGATGCGGTGAAGGCGGCCTACGCGGAGGGGCTCAAGGTTCTGCCGTTCTACGATCCGGTTTGGATCACGGGCGACGTGGAGAACCCCGACACGGTGCTGAATGCCTACGGTGCGCGCTGGCACATCGACCGAGCGAGTTTGGCGGTGACGCACAGCGACGAGCTGGAGGGCGAGGACGGCATCGTCAGCATAGGCGAGGCGGATCACCTGTACAGCGACTTCGCGGCGTCCTACAGCAACCCGCCGCTAAGCCGGATCGACATCGAGGGCGCGCTGACCTGGACGCAGGGCGGGCGCGGCACCATCGACCTGACGTGGAATATCTACGACATCTTCCTCTTCCAGAAATCGATCTACACACACCCAAAGGCCGGCGTGATCTCGTCTCTGACGGGCGAAGGGCTGATGTCGGATTGGCCGAAGCCGGGCACCAGCATTGACGGCGGGTGGACCGTTAACGCCGCGACGGGCGCGTTCGAGGCGAACAAGAGCTTCAAGCGGTACAACTACCACGTCGAGTATCGGCAGGTTAACGTCGATCCCGAAGACCCCGAGCGGGCAACGACGAACCTCGCCTATTATTACTTTGGCGCCGAGGGCGACTATCAGGTCGATTTCCCGGTGTCGGCGATCCAGCAATTCACGCTGTTCGATTGGCAGGCAGACCGGGCGCGGGCAGAGACGATCCGATGCTCGGTTTATGCCGACATCCAGCCGCTGCTCGCCGAGCCGGGTCTCGACGAGAACGTCGGCAAGATAAACATCAGCGCCGCCGACACGGTGACCGATCCGGGCTTCGGGGCGATGCCAATCGGCGATGTGCGCCGCATGTCGTATCTCAACACCGACCGCGGCAACCTGTCGGTACAGTATTTGATGCTGCTGGCGCGCACCGAGCTGCGGCGCCGGGCGCGGGCGGTGGAGATAAGCTGCCGGGTGCCGTGGGCACTCGGCATCACCGCGACGCTGCGTAAGAGCGCGCACATCGTAGACTACCGGCTGCCGGGCGGCGAGGCGCACGGTAAGATCGTCGGCTACACCTTCAGCGCGGCGGGCACGGGCGAGATCGTGGTCGATCTCACCATCGGCTGCTCGATAGGGCACGACGGCACCGTGTCCGCGGCGGCTGGCACCGGCACCTATGTCGATCCCGGCTATGTGATGGACGGCTACCAGCAGATGACGGGTGCCGAGATCGCGACGCCGACCGGCGATATCGTTTACCAGGCGCTCGACACCTTCCCGGTTGACGACGACGGCACCAATCTGCTGACGCTCGATGAGCGCAGCGCTGTCGTCAGCCTGACGTTATCCGGCGGCATGGATACGCAGACCCAAGTCGTCGAGGCCGTCAGCGACCCCATCGACGCGCTGCGGCAATACCCGAGCCGGGTGTGCGTGACGCTGGTCCCGGTTGCCGGGCAGAGTTTCAACACGGTGTACACGCCAGCCGTGCAGCCGATGCCGATCCCGCGGTGGATTGACCTTGAGGCGCCGGCACCCGGCATGGCGCGGGCGGCATAGATGGCGCAAAGCTCGGCACATCTGCCGTACAGCTATGCGCGGCACTTGCCGCTTAAGCCACTCTCGACCGAGCAGAGCCCGTATTCGTGGTTCCGCCTTCCGCTGCCGGCCGATGGCGAGACGCCGCCGGGCGCAATCTGCTGGGGCACGGTGGGCGACATGCCAAGCCCGGAGCGGCTGCCGGGCGTCGATTTCAACACGGTGGAACGGAAGCACACCGAGAAGAAGCGCAAGGAGCGCGACGTGCGGATCGAGAACCCCGACGACCCCGAGCAATACATCCAGGTGAAGCGCGCGGATCAGATCGTGTTCTTTGTCAGCGAGCTGGAAACCAAGGCGGGCGCCAACACCAGCGCGAAGCCGGCGGAAGGGATCGCCGCTTACGACCCTGCGCGGATCAAGAGCTTCCAGCCAACCGGCGGCACGACCGAGAAGAAGGGCGAGCTAGAGATGAACCTGAAGAACGGCCCGAACTCGCTCTGAGATGTCGGGAACCGGGTTCGGCTCGCCGGATCATCCGTATGTCGAGATGCCGCTGGCCGGCTACAGCGCCGAGGTACATTGGGCCAAGGGCGTCGCGAGCTGGCCGACGATGCCGTTCTCGTATCTGGAGCGGCTGGTGCAGCCGTCGCCTGCGATGGCCGACAGCTACACCGGAACGGCGGCGTTCTGGCTGCGTGTCAACGGCACGATGGCAGGCGAGAATCCCGGCAGCCCGTCGCTCGGAACCACCGACGGCATCCCGATTGTGTTTGTGATCGGGCCGCGGCATCTGGCCGGCGAGGGTGGGCGCGGTGGTCATGATCAGGGCTTCTATATCCGGGTGCGCGGTAACGCTGATTTCTTCCAAGTGCAGGTTACCCTCGACCGCATCATCGGCAACATCCGCGTGCTGATCGAGCCGGTGGATACGGTCTTCGGCACGACCCGCTCGCTGCCGGGTAATCTGTGCGACGAGAAGTGGGCGCACTTTCTGATGAATTGGGATTTCTCGACGGGCGCCGGGGCCGGCAAGCTGATCGTCAACAAGGTGGAGCGCACGATCTACCCGCAGAGCAACTCTTACGATTTCGTCGCGCCCGTCCTCGATATCAAAACGCCATCCGAGATCCCGGCGCGTGTGCCGTGGGGCCAGCCGGCTCGGTTCTTTGGGGCGCACACCGTGCTGGGCGAGGAGGGCGTGCCGCCGCAACTCGTACCCGCCGCGCCAATGAATGAGAACTACAAACTCAGCCTTGCGCATGTCTGGATCAGCGCGCAGCACAAGCTCGACGACGTGTCCAAGTTCGTAACCGAGGACAATACGCCGGCCAAGCTCGGGTCAAACGGCGAAGTCGTCACGGTTGACGTGAACGGCGTCGTGACCGGCGAGTTCAAGCCCGATTTCTACTTCCGCGGCGGGCCGGGCGAGTTCGTCAAAAACCTTGGGCTAGGCGGCGAGGTAAAGCTCGTCGGCGATCTGCCGCCAATCTCGCAATCCATCAGCCCGAAGATCGGCACCTGACGCAATGGCAATAATCTATCGGACTGACGGCGCCTGGGGCACCGGGCAGGGAAGCAACCTCGCGCCCGCCCAGGTTGACGGCAATTTCTACGACATTACGACGCGCGTTACATACATCGAGGACAACCCGGTCGAGCCGGTAACGCCCATCGCCATCAACATCGAGGGCGGTCTCTTTACGATGGGGCTATCGGACGGCTCGACGCTTGGCCCGATTGCCATAACCTACCCGATGCCGTTGTGGCGCGGCTCGTGGGCGCCGAGCGTCGAATACAACGAGATGGATTTCTTTACGGCGCCGGACGGTGGCCTCGGCGCCGTGATGATCGGGCACACCAGCGCGGCGACGTTCGACTGGGGCGCGCTTGAGGGCGGCGCACCGGTCTATCAGCAGCTCGTCGGCGGCAGCGGCACGACGAGCGGCATCGCCGACCTGACCGATGTTGCGCTGTCGGGGCAGGCCGACACCGACATGCTGGTGTGGGACGGGCCGGCGAGCCTGTGGCGCAATGAAACGCCCGTGGCAGTCGTGGGCATCCTGCCGGCTTTCGGCGGCTCCACGGGCGCGAGCGCGGGCGGGAAAGGCGTCGTGCCGGCGCCGGCAGCGGGCGACGATGTGGCCGGCAAGTTCCTGTCCGCGGCAGGCGGTTGGGCCGTGCCGGCTGGCGGCGGCGGCGGCAGCACGAGCCTTGCTGGGCTGTCGGATGTGGCAATCTCGGGGCCGGCGAACGGCAGCTTGCTCCAGTACGTCGCGACCACCGGAAAGTGGACGAACGTGTCGCTGGCTCTGGTCGGCGGCAGCGTCACCTCGGTTGGCAGTGGCAGCGGTTTGATCGGCGGACCTATCACGACGAGCGGCACGCTCAGCCTCGCGCCCGTCGCTTCGCTAAACCTGCTCGCCAACGTGACGGGCGCGAGCAATGCGCCGGCCGGCGTCACGGTGTCGGCGCTGCTCGATGCGGCCATCGGCTCGGCGCGCGGCAGCGTGCTGCGGCGCGGCGCCAGCGGCTGGAGCGTGCTCGGGCCGGGCAGCGACGGGCAATATCTGCGCTCGGGCGGCGGCGGCGCCGACGTGTCGTGGGATGCGCCAGCCGGCAGCGGCACGGTGACGAACATTGCGACGGCGGGCGGCATCGCGGGCGGGCCGATCACCGGCAGCGGCACGATCAGCCTCGATGAGATCGCCACGGCGAGTGTGCTCGGCAACGTCAGCGGCAGCGATGCGACACCCGGCGCGACCAGCGTCTCGGCGCTGCTCGATGCGGCGCTGGGCTCGGGCCGCGGGCAGATCATCTATCGCGGCGCGGCGGGCTGGGCGGCGCTCGGGCCGGGGACCAGCGGCTACTTCCTACAGACGCGCGGTTCGGGAGCAGACCCGACCTGGGGCAACGTCAAGGGCGGCGGCGGGGCTGCCGTGGCGCCGAGCTTGTGGAACGAGGCGTGCGACCTCGCCACGACGGCGGCGCTGCCGGCATGCACCTACGCCAACGGCTCGGCGGGCGTCGGGGCGACACTGACGGCAACGGCGAATGGCGCACTCGCGGTTGACGGGCTGATGGTCGTGGGCGGCGACCGGGTGCTCGTCAAGGATCAGGCGAGCTTGCAGCACAACGGCGCCTATGTCGTCACCGCGACGGGCTCGGGCGCGGCGCCGTTCGTCCTGACGCGGGCGGCGGATTACGACCAGCCCAGCACTGAGATCATCCAAGGCTCGGCGTTCCCGATCACGGCAGGCGATACGCTCGACAGCACCGCGTGGGTGCTGATCACGGGCGGCACGATCACGGTCGGCACGACGCCGCTTGAGTTCGAGGCGCTTACCGCGACGATGCCGATCTGCGGTCCGGGACAGGTGCTCGGCAACCCGCTCAGCGTCGATGCGCCCGCGGTGCCGATGGACCCGGCCGGCGGTGGTGGCGGTGGCGGCGGCGGCGCGGCAGGGCACCCCGGCTACGCCAGCGGCTTTTACTACAACCGGCGGGTGAGCGAGATCACCCAGAACGCTTCCGTTACCACGACCCGCATCTACGCCACGCCCATCGAGATCGGCGCCGCCGTCACGATCAGCGCGGTGCAGGTGAACGTCACGGTCGGCTCGGCCAGCGGCGCGGTACAGATCGGCATTTACAACAATGCCAACGGCCGACCATCGACGCTGCTTCGGTATTGCGGCAGCGCATCGACGGTCAGCACCGGAGCAACGGATATTGCCGTGAGCCAAGCGCTGGCGGCGGACTGGTACTGGCTCGCGCTGATCGTCAATCAGGCGTGCAATTTCGCCTCGTCGCATGCCGACGACGCCATCTTGAGCAATCTCATCGGGCACGCCGGCATCACCAACTCGCAGACCGGCGCGATGTACGTCTACAGCACGGTGGCTTTCTCTGCCGGCAGCATGCCCGGTACATTCGTGGTTGACGGAATCGGGCTCACACAGTCGCCGATCATCGCCATCAAGATCGCGTGAGTGGACTGGCGCCGGCTGCGCCAGCGCGGGTTCCTGACGGTTGCGATCCTGCTGGCTGGTGCCGTGCTCGTCACCATGATGATTCCGTCGCTCGATCTGCGAGGCGCGCTCGTCGTGATGGCTATCGTGGCTCTGTTGCTTGGGTGGATACCATGATCGTGATGCTCCGCTATACGAACCGGCTCGTTATTCCCATCGAGCTACGAAGCAACATGGGGACCGGGCAGCCGGTGGCGCCGGGGCAATCGCTGGAGATGACCTTCGAGCTTCACGCGGATGAAGACGACGGCGTTGCCGAACTCATACTGATCTGCGAGCCGGGGAGGGTCGCGGCATGATCACCCTGCTGGTCTACCTGCTGATCCTGCTGATCGTGCTGGGTGCGGCCTGGTACATCATCGGCATCATCCCGCTGCCGCCTCCGCTGGGGCAGATCGCGCAGATCGTTATCGTCGTGATCGGCGTGGTGATGCTGCTGTACCTGCTGCTCGGCGTCTTGGGCCAGCCGCTGCCATACCCGCTGCGGTGAGCGCTTTGTCTTTCTCGCGCAACGCCGTCTCTAGTTTATGCCTAGCTTCACGCTCTCCATCCAGTTCTCGAACAAGGCGGGCTATTATGGCGTCGCGGTCGTCGATTATAGCGCAGGCGATGTCTATGCAGGCGTCAGCGTCCAGCCGCTCGGCCATCCGTCTTCTCCCCTCTCTGCCGCTTCACCCGATTGTTAGGGTATTCTTCCCGGAAAGAATGCCTCGCGCTCGACGGCTTCAGTCTCAGATGCTCAACCCGAGGACGACGCCGAGCAACACCAGGCCGGCGAGGATGGCGTCCAGGCGCCCGCTCATCGCCGCTGCCCGCAATTATACGAGGCGATGCAGTCCGAGCCCGGCGCGAAGGCCGACCCGCGCTCGCACCGCATAACCGCCGGCGGGTCGTCGGCCAGCCACCGGCCGGCGGCAATGGCGTCGCGGGCGGCCTCGCAGGTGGCGCGGCTGGTGGCGGCGATCGTCTCCTGGCGGGCGGCCGACCACGCGAGCAGCAGGATGTGCGGGTCGAAGGCGAGGGCGGCGGCCAGGAACAGGGCAGGAATCTGGTGGAGTTTTTGGTGGAGTCTGGTGGCATTTTTCGGGGTTGGTGGCAGAAACGCAAAATTTTTGGGCTTGCTATGTTCCCCACCGCAGACTAGAAAAAGCCAAGAAACCCAAGGGGTTCTCGCCGTTCGGGGCGTAGCGCAGTCCGGTAGCGCGCCTGCTTTGGGAAGATCCGGCCCAGCCATCCTAAGCCCCTCTGTTCTCAGGCGTTGTCGCTGCCCGCCACCAGTTTTGGTGGCATTTTTGGTGGCAAATGCCGAGCCACCGCCTCCATCGCGGCGCGCACCTGGGCGGTGTCGGAATTGGCGTAGCGCGCCGTCGTCGCGATGTCGGCGTGCCCCAACATCTCCTTCACGACATTGAGATTGCCGCAGGCCGCTAAGGTGCGGGTGGCGGCGGTGTGGCGCAGATCGTGAAAGCGCAACTGCGGCAAGCCGATCGCCTGGCGCGCCGCCATCCACTCCTTGCGCCAGCCGTCATGGGTGAAGGGATAGCGCTCGCCCTTTATCTGCAAGACGCGTTTGTGCGGCTCGTGCCGGTTGCGCTGGCAAACATAGGTGAAGACGATCTCGGCGTCGCGTCCCTGCTCGCGGGCGAGGAGCTGCGCCAGGCCATCGGTCAGCGGCAACACCAGGAGCTTGCCGCCGGGGCGGCGCGACTTGACGCGAAAGGTGATGGCGCGGGCCTGCCAGTCGATCTGGTCCCAGCGCAGCCCAATGGCGTTCTCCAGGCGCACGCCGCTCTGCAAGGCGAACTCAATGAGCGGCCAGTAATCCGGCCGCAGCGCCTGGAACAGCAGCGCCTCCTTGTCCTCGGACAGGATCGTCTGCGCCTTGTCGGGTTCGGGCAGCATGACGCGGCGCCACTCGATGTCGGGCACCGCTGCCTGCCAGTGCCGGGCGGCGATCACCACCGAGCGCAACAGCCCCACTTCGCGGTTGATCGAGGCGTTAGCGCGGTCGCGCAGTTCCATGCGGCCTGTCTGCGGGTTGCGCGCCTTCCTGACCCGGCGGCGGGCGACGTAGTCCTCAAGATCCCGAGTGCCGAGCGCGGCGAGCGGCGTCTCGTTGCCGAGTTCGGCAATCAGGGTCTGGCTGTGCCGCCGGATGTCGTCGGCGCTGCTGACATGCGCCCCTCGGGTTTTCCAGTATTGCCCGAGGGCTTCCCCGAGCGTGAGCCGCTGGCGCGGGTGCGGCGCGCCCTCTCGTGTGGCAACCCGACCAGCCTTGGCCGCGGCGTAGGTGGCGGCGGCGACGGCTTCGGCTTCCTCGCGGGAACCTGCTGCAATGCGGTCGCGAAATCGACGACCTCGGACCTGAAATTTCTCGTACCAGCCGTCTCGGCCTGGTCGCTCCTCGATGAGTGATTTTCCCCGCAAGGTCCGCGCTCCTGTTGCTGGAGGTAGTGCGCCAGATCGCTGGCTTTGAACTTCTTCCGGCTGCCGACCAGCACATAGCGCAGCCGGCCCGCCTCGATCTCGGCGTTAAGCGTGTCGGTGGTGATGCCCAGCGCCCGGCAAACCTCGGTCTGCGGGATCACCAGCCGGCCATCGGCGAGCGCGGTGATGCGCTCCCAGATATCGGCGTCGATCTCGGCTGTGGGGGCAGCCATCGGTAGTCTCCTATCGTTCAAGGACAACGTCCCATGGGTTTGGCAGGCGCTCATCAAGCCATTCGTTCTTGTTGCGCCGTTTGATCGCTTCTAGCCGGTGCTCCGGCAGATTATCAGCCTGACGCCTGCGGCGCCGATCCGACAGAATGCCAACTTGTTCCTCTATCCAAGCGGCTAGTTCTCCGGCGAATAGGAACCATTCGCCTCGCAGCCGGTAACGAGAGAACCGGATGTGCAGCTCTTTCTCGGTTCGGAAAGACCCGCCAGGAATTACCAGGTAAGTGTCGAGCGCCCGAGGTAAGCCGTCTTGTAAAGCCCGCCGTCGCTGCCTAACGTTTCTGGAAAATCCGATTTTCACATAATGATCAAAGCCGATCACATAGATGACAGGCTCCTCTTTCGGGTCTATGCCGGCTGTGGGGCCAGCCATCGGCGCTCTCCTTATTGACGACGAGTTAGAACAACATCCCACGGGTTTATCGGCGCGGGCGACGGCAACTCAGCCGGCGTGCCGATCTCGATCTCAATGTCGCCATCGCGCGAGATGCGGACATAGCGCACCGGGTGCCCGCTGGCTTCGACGGCTTTCACCGCCGCCGTCACGTCGCGTTGGCGGAATCTCGATGGGGCGCGCGACATAGGCGATTCTCCCGGCTCGGTGCCGGGAGCATTATTGGTGGACAAACCGTCCACTGTCAAATTCACAATGGACATCCGGTCCTAACTTGGGCCAAACTGAACCCAACATTACCCGACAGTGGACACACGGTCTGCGTGTGAACCCCCCACGCTGACAGGGAAGGCGCTATGCTTGAAAAGGCGGATGCGATGATGACCGAGATTGAGCACGCCGAGGTGCTGATCGGCCAAGCGCTGGCACTTAACAACCGCTCAAAGGGCGCAAAAAAAGCTCGGGAAGCGCTGTTATTGACGGCGACGCAGGTGCTGCAAGCGGAAATCATCAGGGTAAAAGGCGTCCGCCAGTCAGAATAAATTCTATCGTTCGATTTGTTAGCTTGGAAAACACCGGGAGATATTCGGCTGGAATGCGACCGCGTTGTTCCCATTTTGGTATCTCGATAACGGAACGCCGAGCATTTCTGCGAGGACTTTTTGCGACCAGCCAAGTTCCGCGCGCAGTTCTTTAATCCGCATCGAGATATCCAAATTCGGTCGAGACTCTCTGGAGGCCATTTTGGGCCGTCCCTTCGGTGGCTGATATATAGCACCGATAGTGTCAGCGGACAATATGTCCGCATGCAACAAGACGCTCCGTCCACCGCTTTAGCTCGGTTGACAGGTGGACAAATCGTCCACATGATTTAACCATGCGCGCAGATAGCTGGGATGCAATCGAACGTGTCGGTGCCGAGATCGGCGTCGGTGCCGAAGCCCTGCGCAAGTGGCGCATTCGTGGCGTGCCGCGGGCTTGGCGCCTCGATTTGCTGCGAGCCGACCGGCTGCGCGAGATCAACGAGGCGGACTTCGACAAGCCGCCGGGGCCGCGGCGTGCGGCTCTGAAGTGTGCCGCCGAATGACCGGCGACATGAACCCCTGGTCGCTTTTGTCCCCTGTCGGCCAGGGCCGGCGCGGGCGGCTCGCCCCCAAGCTCGGGCTGCCCGCAGCCGGAAACGTGCCATGAGCGGCCGGCTGCCGATGTGCGAGCAGCCCGGCATCGCCGAACGGCTGCGGGAGATCCAGGCCGAGCGTATGGCCGCCATCGCCGGGCCCCCACCGCAACCCGAGCCGCCGTCGCAGATGGCCGCGACGCTCGAAGCGATGGCCCGCGCCAGGGCGCGGCTGCGCCAGCGCGCGCTCGATGCGCTGCGCCAGGCCGGCGTGCCGATCCGCGAGATCGGCCAGAGTTCGAACCCCACAGGAGCAAGCCATGACCGATAGTGTCTTTATCGAACTGATGTCGGCGGCGATCTCCACGACGGACGGCTCCGAGGAAGACGCGCTGGCGATGTTCGAGCTGCAATTGCTCGAACGCAACGACCCGCGCCTTGTCTGGGATCTATTCGAGCCGGTGCGCGTGCCGTTGCTGCGTCGGCTCTATGGCATGGCGCGGCACCAGATCGAGCAAGATTCCGAGGCCCAGCCCACAGTGAGCCATGCATCGTCCACCGGAACAGCAGGCACGGCCTCGGAACCCTATGAGACGGCCGATAGCCCAGATGTAGCGGGATCACTCAGAGCTGGACCTAGGCATTCGGCCGTCTCAGACCTCGGCGCCCGCCGCCGGCTGACGCCATCGCATACCCGCTCGCGCAGCCCGCGCAGCACACGCTCGGCGCAGGACGTGCTGATCAGCATCGGCGGCAAGAAGTCTCATCTCGATTGGCTGACAAATCACCGCGGCGTGCCCATCGGCGACCTGACCTATTACGGCCTCGCCAACTCGCACGACGAGGCGCCGATGTTCCAGCGCTTCGCCAGCCGCTTGATGGATAGCGGTATCCCGAAGAGCGACCGCGCCTCCGACGTGGTGCGTAAGTTCATCACGCCCGACGAGGCCGACCGCATCTGGCTCGACCTCATCAAGGAAGTCGCGTGACCCGTATTCCGGCCGGCGCGATGGCCCATTACAGTTTCGTTGCCCCTGGCTGCCGAAAGGCATTCGCGCCGAACCAGAGCCAGTCGCCGTGCCCTCCTGCCCTGAATGTCACCGCTCTCCAGATACTGCGGTCGTTTGGCATGACGGCACGGCTCTTTCTTCCGGCCGGGATGATAGCTCCGCTTGCGGCAAGCTCTACCAAGGCGCGATCTAGCATTCGCGCCGGCCGGAACCAGTTGCGGCGCCGCCTCGCTCAGTCCTCGGGAAAGCAAATCCACGCTCGTCGCAGGCACGGCGGCGCCGCTCCCTCATCCCTCGCCCAGCCCCGACAGTCAGCCAAGGATGGCTCTCTGCGACCCGGAGATGACTCAGGCGGGCGAGGGACCAGTTGCGGCGCCCGGAGTTGCCCACCATCCGACCGGGTCATCCATGGGTCGCCCAGGCTCGCCGGGCGCCGCTCCCCACCCGCGCCGCCGCCTTATGCCCAGCCCATCAATAGCCACTCACCATGGCGCGGTACAGGCCCAAGGCCGGCGGCGCGGACTTGAAAGGAACCGGCAATGAAAACCGCAATCGTTCCGATCCGGCCGGCACCGGAACCCGGCTCGCCCATCGCGGCGCTGATGGAGATGCAGAGCCTGCGGCGGCATTGCATCCGCTCGCAATCGCGCTGCGACCGATCCATCGAGGCGCTGGTCGCGCGATCCTTCGGCTATCACACCGGGCTGCCGGAAGCCGAGCGAAAGAAGATCTTTAAGGTCGCCCGCGCGCTGCGGTTGACGGTCGAGACGAACGCCAAGGCCGGGCGGCCGACCAGCGATCCGCGCATCCCGAGCCAGGTCGTAAATATCATCGAGACGAGCTACGTCGCACGGGCGCAGTGGGACCGGCTGCGCGCCAACATCGAAAGCCAGATGGCCGTCACCGCGCGGCAGCTCGACATCTGGCCGTGGGTAAAGACCGTGCGCGGCGTCGCCGAGCTTGGGCTTGCGGTGATCGTCGCCGAGGCAGGCGACATCACCAGCTACAGCGGGCCGGCGAAGCTATGGAAGCGGCTGGGCCTCGCCTGCATGGACGGCATCCGGCAGGGGCGCGTGCCGCCCGACCTGTCGCGGGAGAACCGCGCGGAGGAGTGGAAGCGCCGCGGGTACAACCCGGCCCGGCGCGCCGAGGTGTGGGCCTTTCTTGATGACACGATGTTCCGCGCGCAGTGGCGCGGCGACCGGGACGAGGACGGCAAGCAGCCGGCGAAGACCGGCAAGCCGGTTGCCGTGCCTGCGCATGCGCTGGGCACGTTCGGTGCCGTCTACGGCGAGCGCAAGGCGTGGAACCTGGCGCGCGGTCTCGGCCCGAAGCATGCCGACAACGAAGCGCGGCGCTTCATGGCGAAGCGCTTTGTGCGCGACCTGTGGATTGCGTGGCGCGATCTCGAAATCAAGCGGCTGCCGATGCCGGCCGAAGCCGCCTGAGTGCCATCGGATGGCTCTAGCTCTTCCGACCAGTTCCTGTCTGCAAAGCCGAAGCCGGCATGAGCCATCCGACCCGAACGCGAGCCGCCTAGCCCAGTTGCGAAACGCAACCCACTTTGCCGCATGGCGAGGCGGCTCGCCATGACCCGCGACCCGATCACCATCTCCCTGCTCGGCGTGCCTACTCCATTCGCGCGCATGCGCCTCAGCCGTGGCGGCATCCACTACGTCCCGCCCGAGCAGCGCAACGCCGCCGCGGCGCTGCGAATTGCGGCGGCCGAGGCCATGCACCACGGCGGCCATGCGGTGCTCGATGAGCCGCTATCGCTGACACTGCTCGCGGAGTTTCCGGTGCCGGCGTCGTGGTCGAAGAAACGCCGCAACCTCGCCATTCTTGGGCAGATCCGGCCGGGCGGCAGACCGGATCTCTCGAATGTCCTGAAGCTCGCGGAGGACGCATTCAACGGCGTCGTCTATCGCGACGATAGCCTCTTAGTCGAAGTGTGGTGCCGCAAGATTTTCGGTGTTCAGCCAAAGCTCGTCTGCACCATCTCGCCAATCTTCGCGGCGGCCAAGGCCAGCGCTACGCCGCCTCTCACCCACCCTCCCCCACGCGCGGGGGAGGATAAAAAACAGCGGCCCGGCGAACTGCCGCTGGGGGCCGCGCCATGAGCGACCGTGACCTCGCCGACGCCATCTACGCCGAGATCATCGCCGCCCACAGCGTCGCCGAAGCGCGCCTAACCTGGGCCGAGTCCGAGGATATGCGCTACACGCTCGCTCACGTCGCCTACGATGCCATCGACCGCGTGCTCGCGCGCCGCCAGCGCGAGGCGGCCCGCACCGGGCCGTGGGACGGCGGGCACCACTTCCAGGAAGAGGACGGTTACCCCGGCTCGCTAGTCCCGCCGAAGCGGGGCGAGACATGAGCGCGCCCGGTTTTTGGATGGACGAGACAAGCGGCGTGCTGCGCCCTGCCATCGAGGCGTATCTACATGGCGATACCATGACCGCAGAGCAGGTTGCGGCCATGCGCGCCTACTTGCGGCAGTGGATCGCGGCGCCGCATTGGCGCGGCGCCGATGCCCTCGCAGAACTACGCGGCGGTATCGACGCGCTGACGAGCCGCTTTGCCATTGCCGATTGGCTCAAGCGGGCCGAGCGCTTGGGGATCGATCCGCTATGAGCGGCCCCGCCATGCTCGCCATCGTCATCCTCGCCGCCACGCTGGCCGTGCCGCTGCTCCTCTACGGCATGGCGCACGGCCTCGGCTCGCACTGGCTCGGCACGCCATGAGCGAAGTGGCGCGCGAGGTGCGCGAGGTGCGCGAGATCACCAGCACCGGGGCCTGGCTCGATTGGCGGAAATCGGACGTGACTGCATCACGTCTGCCGGCTCTTTTCGGATTGCATCCTTACCTTTCCCGCGAGCAGCTCGCCGACATCATGCGCGGTGTCACGGGCGTCGGCACGGGCTCGGTGCCAGACAGCCCCGCCATGCGCCGCGGCCGCATCCTCGAACCCGCCGTCGCCGCCGCACTCGCCGAAGAACGGCCCGACCTGCCGCCGCTGGTCAAGGCCAACACCTATCACCGCGTCCCTGAATGGCGCCTCGGCTGCACGCCAGACTACTGGTGCGGTGATGAAGGCCTGGTGCAGGCCAAGACCGTCAGCCCGCAGGCCTTCCAGCAGTGGCGCGGCAAAGTGCCCACCGGATATCTGATCCAGACCCTCGCCGAACTGCTCGTCACAGGCCGGCGCTGGGGCCTCCTGGCATGCCTCGAAGTCTCCCCCTCCTATCCTCTGCACATCTGGAATGTGGCCCGCCACGAGGCCGCAGAGCGCACCATCATCGATGCCGTCGCGAAGTGGTGGCGGAGCTTCGACGCAGGCGAGATCGCCGGCACCGCGCCCAGCGCCGAGCTTGAAGCGGCCTTCGATGACGGCTCGTTCGTAGACTTGTCGGAGAATAACTATCTGCGTGCCGCGCTGCCCGAGCGCGAGCGGCTGAAGGCCGAAGTCAGCACGGCTGAAAAGCAGATCGCCGAGATAGACGCCGCGCTGAAAGCCGCGATGGGTGCCGCCGCAACCGCGTGGCTCCCCGGCTATTCAATCTCGTGGAAGTCGCAACACAGGCGCGAAACGGTGATTGCCGCTCGTGACATACGAGTCCTTAGAGTACGCGCCGTCAATGAACAGGAGACACCTGATGCCGAGTGACGTTGTGCCGATCCGCCAAGGCGGCGACATCATCGAACAGGTCATCACCAAGGGCGACCTGGCCAGGCTGACACCACAGGAGCGGGTGAAGTACTACAATCACGTTTGTGATAGTTTGGGGCTTAACCCATTCACCAGGCCGCTTGAGTTCCTGACACTCAGCGGCAAGATGGTGCTGTACGCACGCCGCGACGCCGCCGATCAGCTTCGCAAAATCAACGGTATATCGGTCGAGGTGGTGTCGCAGAAGGTCGATGGCGACATGCTGACAGTGCATGTCCGGGCGCGTGACAAAACCGGCCGAACCGACGAGGATTTCGGTGTTGTCAGCATCGCCGGATTACGTGGCGAAATGCGTGCCAACGCGACCCTGAAGTGCATCACTAAAGCAAAGCGGCGGGTGACGCTGTCTATCGCCGGCCTTGGCTTCCTCGATGAAACGGAAGTCGATGATATCCCGGCTCGCGAGCGTATGGCAGCGCCTGCCGGCACCACCGCAGACCTCGACCAGTTCGCTGCCGTAACAGGTGACGCCGCGCCACCGCCCGAACGCGACATCCTGGCCGAGGCGCGCGATGCCGCCGAGCATGGACGCGCTGCATTCGAGGCATTCTGGCAGTCGCTCTCCCGCTCCGAGCGCGCCGATATTGTCGGCCATATGGACGAGTTCCGAAACACCGCTCTGCGCGCCGACAGCCCGTTCGACCTGCCGCCGCTGCCGGCCGCCGAGCCGGTGACGGAACCGGCGCAACCCGTTGCTGCCCGCGATGTTTTCCGCGAACTGGAGCACGAGGCGCGCGGCGCCACACGCGAGGGCGCCGCCGGTTTTGAGGCGTGGTGGAAGACGCTGCGCAAGGCCGACAAGGATCTGCTGCAACCGTTCAAAATGGAATACGAACAGATGGCTGCCGAAGCCGATGCGCAGCGCGGGCTGGCGTTGTGATGGCTGCCGTGATCATCGACGCGCGTGTGACACTCGATGCCGGCGAGCGTGTCGCGCTGCGCCTCGCCGCCCGAAAGCGCGGCCTCAAGCACAAGGACATCGCCCGCGAGATCGGTGTCGAGCCGCGCACCCTGGCGAAGTACGCCTGTGGTGAGCGCCGACCGACCACCGCTGTGCTCCAGGCGTGGCAGCGGGTGCTCGGCATTACCGAACGTCGGGAGGATTGAATGTCACAGGCGCCGATGATGCCGGTATGGCCCGACGCACTGCTCGGCGACACGCTGCATCTAAGCGCCGAGCAGTTCGGCGCCTACCTGCTCCTGCTGTTCGCGACCTGGCGCAACAACGGCAAGCCGCTGCCCGACGACGACCGCAAACTGGCCCGGATCTGCCGCAGCACCGTGGCCCACTGGCGCCGCGCGCTGCGCCCGACCGTGATCGAGTTTTTCCAAACCGACGACGGATTCCTGCACCAAAAAAGGCTCGAATCGGAGTGGAATTGGATTCGCGAAAAAGTCGAAATTAATAAAATTAACGGGGCTGCGGGAGGTACCGCTACCGCATTGAAATTACGGCAATCAACCATCAGCAAACGCCCTAGCGAACCGGCCAGCGAACCGGGTAGCGAAATGGGTAGCGAAAATGCAGCTATCCCAGAACCCATACCCAGAACCTTAAGGCGAAGCCAAGAAGAAGATTTAAGATTTAAGAATCTTAAAGGGGATCTTGGCTGCGCCTTTAGGGAGCCGGACGCGCCGCCCGAGCCTCATTCGGCCGAAGACAAAGCGGCGGTCGATCTGATCGTCGGGCGGATGCATGAAACGCTCGGCCTGCCGCCAAGCGGATTGCGAAACGGCGTCTACAACGAGCCCGCCTATGCCCGCGCCGTCACCGACCACAAGCGCGACACCTGGCTCAACAACCTCGCAACCTTCGTCAGCGAAGCGGTGGACCCGCTGCCCGCCAAGTTGGCCGCTTGGGAAGCCATCGAGGCTACCCGCGCTGCCGGCTCCCGCGAGGCCACGCCGCCCGAGGTGCGCCGCGCCGTCGATGAACTCAGCCGGTTGCGCAAGACCAGCATCGCCTATGCGGAGGCCGCCGAATGAACAATCTGGTCCCCGAGCGGTTCGAGGATGGCGAATATCGCGTCCGCGATCTCGACCTTGCCGAGCGGCTTGGTTTCGAGAGGCCCCGCGATGTTCGCAAATTGATCGAACGCAACCGAGATGAACTGGAGCGTTATGGACGTTGCGCCAGCGTGGCGCATCGTCCGCCAGGCGGCGGCCCAATAGCCACCGAACACTGGCTCAATGAACCGCAAGCGGTCCTGATCTGCATCAAGGCGGATACGTTGCGATCCGAAGACGTGCGCCAGGAGGTGATTACCGTGTTCATCGCATGTCGGCACGGGCAGATCGCACCAGCATCACCGAACATCGAGCTTATACTCGCGGAGCAACTGTCGCCGATCAAGAATGGCATCGACCGTATCGACGGCAACGTCGTTCATCTGGCAGCCCACGCCAGGCGAACCGATGAACGCCTGAGCGCCATTGAAGGTAAAGTAACCAACTGGCGCGAAGGGTTCAGCAAAGACGCAGTGCAATTCGCTGGCAGCGCCTGCGCTACCTACAACAATTGCGAATGCATCTTTTGCAACGACGCCGTTGTTGTCGATGCTCGCGGCCGGAAGCTCGTTATAGGCCGAGTGCATCATGGGAACGGAAACCGGGTTGATCTACGCCCTGAGAATTGCACGATCCCCTGTGAGGATTGCCACGAGCGCTTGCACAAGCCAAATCGGCCCGATCACATTCCGGCGCAGGAGGCACTCCCAATTGTAACCAGCTTCTACCGCAGGGTGCGGCAGAAAGCCGGCCAGATCAAACCGCCGAACGTCACCGCGCTGCCGTACCAAAGGCCCGTGCAACGCCAATTGCCGCTAGCACTCCCGCGCATCGTGCCGAAGGGCAAATTGGACAAACCCGAATGACCACGCCTCGCCCCGACGCCGTGCGCTGGTCGGCGGCAGCGCGGCAAATGTTCGCCGCCTACACCGACACCCGCGCCCGCCACCGGCCGCTCGAATGCAATGGCGGTGATGGGTGCTGGGTTACACAAGGCCCGCCGGCCATGACAGCCAAGCAGCGCTGCACCGGCTGCGGCGCCAGCCCAATGGCGCCGCTCGACACCCGGAAGTATCAGCGATGATCGTCACCACTACCGCACCGACACCGGAGCGTCACCGGCACGACCGGGTGACACGCGACAGCGAGACACTGGCCGACAGCGACGGCGCTATCGGGCTGCCGTTCCGCGTCGAGGGGCTGCTCGGCCGGCTGGAGCGGCACGGCGACATCACCGCCAGCCAGCGTCATGCCGGCGAGGAGTTCGGGCGGCTGTTCCGCATCGCCCATCTCGACCCGCTGAAAGCCGCCGACATGCGCGCCGACCGCGGTTCGCCCGAAGGGCTCCCAACATCGGCACACGGCAGCGACCGCGCCCGCCGCCGGGTGCTCGCGGCCCTCGATGCGCTCGGCGGCCACGGCAGCCCGTGCGGCAGCGCCGCATGGTTCATCCTCGGGTGCGAGCTCAGCGTCAACGCCTGGGCAGTGCGCGAAGGCTGGGGCGGCAAGCCGCTGCGGCCCGAGGTGGCGAAAGGAACCCTGATCGGCACACTCGGCGTTCTCGCCAAGCACTTCGGGATTTAGCGCTTGACAACTCGGAAACTTCCCGCAGGCTACATCTGCGATTGGCTTTGCGACTTACACACAAGTCGCGGCATGCAACCCATTGATTTTCCATGACCCTGTACGACACCCAAGCCTGGAAGCGAGCCCGCACCGCCGCCTTGAAGCGGGCGCATTTCCGCTGCGCCATCTGCGGCCGCAACGTCAGTAAACCCGGCTCAAGTCGCGTGGACCACATCCAACCCGTGCGCACCCGGCCCGACCTCGCTCTCTCCCCCGATAACCTGCGGGTGTTGTGCGTGCTGCACGATAACCAAGCACATCGCGAAAAAGGCACTGGCGGAAGTACACATACAACCCGAGACGCACGTTTCAGCGGTTGTGATGCGAATGGACTACCGCTCGATCAGCACCACCATTGGTTGAAAACCGCTTAATGGGTTTTATTGTGGTAGGTTCAACGCAACTGA